CAGGGGTCACTCCGTCCTCAGTAGACCCTGCCTGAAAATTTTGAACATAGCCGCCTCTTGCCATAGCCATAGGAGGTGCGCCAGCAATACCACCCGTCTCAGGTGGAGGGGGACCGGCCATGCCTTGTGGGCCACCAGCGCCGCCCATGAGTGCCGCCATCATCTCAGGAGGCATACCACCAGGGGCAGCTTCAGGAGGAGCGCCTGGAGGCATCATTGGTGGCATTCCAGGAGGAGGTGCCATTGGAGGCTGGGGGCCTTGCATCAGTTCAGCCGATGCAGGAGCAGCACCGATGCCTTGCTGTTGGGCAAGCACAGGTTGTAAAAGAGCAAGCACTTCTTGGGGCGTGTCCTTAGCAGCACGGTACCCGACCATGTCCGCCAGTTCATCGATACGCGCTTCGACTGAGCGCATGTCCCCGCGTAAGTTATTCATCAAAATTTCAGGAGACTTTGGCGAGCGGCCCATGACCTCAGAGGCAACACGGTCCTCTTCGTTGGTGTCTTCCGTATCGTCGTCTTCCATCTCCATCATGTCCTTGAAACCGGCCATGATGCCCATGTTTTCGACGTCTTGTTCCATCATTTTGTTCTTCATATTGCCCTCTTAAAAGAGTCCAGCTTTCTTTGCCCCAGCGGCAGTTGATAACACACCCAGGCCCACTCCCAAAGCTTGTTGGAATGGGCTTGCGGAAGGCTGGCTGACCGCCGCCGTTGACATTTGAGTCGATGGTGCGCCCTTGTAGATATCTGACAAGAATCCTGCTTGTTGGTAAGGCGAGTACACCTTTTGCAACTCCGTCGCACGCTGTGCATCCAATTGCTGTTGGTTCATCGCCTGTTGAGACTGGCCAACGTTGTACAAGAAGTTGACGTCGCCTTGTCGCATCGCCTGTGCTGTCTGGCCGAGAGCGCCTTGTTGGATACCCAACTGGCCCATCTGCGCGCCAAACTGGCCCAAACCTGAAGCCAACTGCTGTCCTTGGCCAAACTCTTGGCCAGCCAGTGAGCCAATGCCTGCGGCCGCTTGGCCAAGACCTTGTCCCATGGCCATTTGTCTTTGTTTGGCTGCCTCAAAGGTTCCCATACCGGCCTGTTGCGCTTGGCCATAGTTCTGTGCGTAGTCTTGAAAGATGCGCTGCGACATGACGTCTTGCAGGCCTCGCTCCATCTCTGCGCGCTGTACGCCTTCACGGGTGCTACCAAAAGCCCCAGACTTAACAGCTTGAGCCGCCGCACCTTGGCGTGCAATGTCGCCTTGACGGCGCATTTCTGCCAAGGCCTGTTGCGTGACCTGGGCCTGATACGGGTTCATGAACTGTGCGGCCATGGTGGGGTCGTACTGACCGCCACCTTGCGCCAAGGCTCCAATGCCTGCACTCAAAACATTTTGAGCCCCGGCATACTGGTCCCGGGTGTCTGCTCCACGCAGAACGTTGGCCGCTTCGCCGGTTGTTCCGTAGGCCTGGGTTACCGCTTGATTGGCAGAAGTCAGGTAGGGGTCAAAGGCCCCAATGCCTTGACTAATTGCAGCGTTCATCGCTGTCTGTTGAGCAGGAGCAAAGCCGGCCACGTTAAAGCCAGGGAGTTGTTCGGCCAAAGGCGTGCGGCCTTCGTTGAAGGCCAGTCCCTTGGCTTGTCTCAGTAGGTCAAGCTTATAGGCTTCAATCTCCGGGGCTTCCCGGACGATTTGTTGTGTTGTTTCGGTAGCCATGATCAGCCTTTCACCATTCCGCCTTTTTCAAGCGATTTCATAAGTTTGTACATCCGTGCAGCACCTTTGCGGCGGCTTCCGTTGCCCGCATTGCGCACGGCCCTGGCGGTAAATACAAACTCACCGTCTGACAACATAGCAGGAATATCATCCGAAGTTCCTGTTCCAGGGCCGTTGATCGGTCCTGTCTTACGAGGGAAGTTTCTGATTGAACCACCCTTGGCAGCCATTATTGGCGCTGCGGTGCCAATGAATGGAGAGTAGTAGTATTGCTGAAGAGCCTGTGTTCGACGACGGCCATACTCAGGAGAGTACTGTGCCTGCATGATCCCTGTAGGTGCAACCACACCCGGGGCAGCAGCGCCTAAACCGCCTTCATAGGCGGTTGCGCGGGAGGGGTCGTATGCGCCCGCACCCTGGGACTGGTAGTTATACAAGCTGCCAGAGAACGCTTGTGGGTTGTCTCGCATGTAGTCCGTTCCTGTGTAAGCAGGGTCATATACAGGCTTGTCGTCTGGGGGAGGCGCGTCAAAGCCTCCTGCCAAATACGTGACACCCAACCCGGCTGCGGCCAGAGGAGCATACTTGGTGAAGAAGCCAGGAGCATTGGCCTCGTATGCGGCGTCATATGCAGCTTCCGCTCCTGCCGGAGTTGGTGTGATACCTGCGGCCTCCATCCTTGCTCTGTATGCAGCTACTGCCTTGCCTCCAGCAACCTCAGCCTGTTGGTTTCCTGCCTGTATAGAAGGACGATCAGTAGCAAAATTTTCGTTGTAAAAATCTTTTACGGGACCAAGGACTTGTTCCCCTCTTGCGCCAAGGGAATATGTGCTTTTGTCTACTACGGGAGCAGGGCCTCGGCTCTCGGGTGAGCCAGTAGACACGAAGCTTCCGTCCTCCACTGGAACAAAGTTGGGATTTTGTTGAGGAATAGTCAACCCAGGGGCAGTGCTTGCACCGGCACTCGACAAGCCTATGCCCCCAGGAGCCGCGTTAAAACCAGATAGAGACACAGGTTGTAGAGGCTGTATACCTATTCCGGTTCCAGAAGACATTACCTGGCCAGGGCCTGGAAGAGGTCGCGCCTGAAGAGAGTAGTCGTTCACAAGGCTAGGGTCTTGCGCTGTGTAAGAAGAGTTGATCGGAACAGTGTTCTGGAAGTCTCCGTATGTTTGATTTAGTAAAGCCTGACGAGCATCCATTGATGCTGCTGTCGGCTCTGTGTAATAGGGAGAATATTTGTCAGCAACAGACAGAGCAAGGTTTTCAGAAGCAGTACCTACGCCGCCTGTGCCCTCAATTGGGGCAATAGACAAATCAGATGTTCCGGCTGTTGTGTCCGCAGGAGCCTCGGCGACCCGTGGTGCGCCACCCGGCAAGTAGCCCTGCTGCTGGCCATAGCCAACACCTGCTGCCGTTATGCCACCAACTGCACCTGCTTTCAAGGCATCCTTTGCAGACATGCCCGATGCCAAGCCAAAACCTGTTCCCAACGCTGCACCTGTGAAGCCTTGGTTCAAGACGCTACCCGCTGCGCCAGGTAGGTACTGACTGGCGTATGGAGCGACTGTGCCGCCGATGTAGCCCATGGCCGCGCCCTTAAGCACGTCTTGTAGGTTTCCACCGCCCAATGCGGCCATGCCGCCACCGACAATGGCTGCTGTGCCGGCGGTGCCAATGCCAAAGCCTGCGGCAACTGGGCCCAACAGCATGGTTGCGCCAATTGTTAGAGCAATTCTCCCGATAGGACTTTTGGCAACGTCTTTTACAACGTTTACAACTGCTCTCACAGGCGCGGTAACTGCCTTCCACGTGTCCTTTAACCAGCCATATTCCCTCAAGCCTGTGTAAGGGTTGATCGAGCCAAGGCCACCTGCTTTGCGCAGCATCTCGGCTTCTTGTGGGGTGATGTGAGCAAGGATGGTGTCCTTGCCTCGGCCCTTAGCTTGCAGTGCTTTGGCAGCGTCTGCCAAGCCCCCGTTCTTCATTGCCATGGGTTCTTGTGGTCCGGGGCCCATGGCCTCCGGAGAAACATTCTGTACCTGTTGGATGCGTTGCTCGTTCAAAGCAGCAAGCATGGTGGAGATAAACCCTTGATCAAACTCAGGCGGGAAGTCACCTTCCTCAATCGCACCCGCTTCAATACCAGCACGGATAACTTCCTTGTACTGGTCAGGGTACTGCAACATGTACTCAAGCAACGTGACGAACGATTCGATCTCGCTGGATTTGAGGTTGAGTTCGGACAGCTTAGAGCCAATGGCAGACTTGTATTCGCCAAAGGCCTGCGGATTGGTCTCCTGCATGGCAGAAGATGCCGCGTTGTACGCGTCTAAGCTTGAGACGTAGCCCTGTGGGGGTTGCTGCTGTTGCATGGGCATGGGAGCCGCCATGATGCCTTCATTCGCCATGATTATCCTTTCCAGTTGATGCCAAAGGCCCCATGGGCCGCGCGTCGGGAAAGGACGCGAATATGGCTGTAATTATGTCGCATTTCCCTAGTTCCTGTCCATCTCTAAATAGGACAAGTAAAAGTCAACGGTCGCCACTGAACTGGTGACTTTGATCACGTCGGTTGCCTCCAATATGCAAGGCACACCGCTCAAGACATCCAAAGTCTGGTTCGTGGGCAGCGAGTAGACCTTCAACAAACAATATGCAGTGGCCGCGCCAAGCGGGTAAACGTTGACCGTCAGGGCTGTTGTGGAGGCGTTTCTGTTTGTCACCCGCAAGGACGAAAGCACCGCCGTATTGGCGGCAGGCGCGGTGTAGATGGTCGTCTCCGTTGCCGCTGCCGGGGTGAGATGCTTACGCAGGTATTTGTTTGCCATGATCAGTTTGCCGATACAAAGTTGATGGTGAGAATCACTGATGGAATGGCAGGGCGCGTGGGGCTCGTGCCAACGGCGTAATGCTCTAAATAAATGCCAAGGTTGTCCGACCACCAGGCAATCTCCAAATAGCTGTTGATGGGATCATTCACAGTGAAGATACCAGTAATCGCTGGAACTATGTGGGACCAAATGGAGGAGGTTTTACGAGCAGGAACATCAAAGCGTGTGTTGCTTAAGGGATAGTTGACACCAGTATCCTTGACCCACACTTCAAACTCACCGGCTGTATTGCTCTGGTTTGTTACCTGCAAGGTGAAAGTCACCAGGTACTGGCCCGCGCAAGGAACCTTGATCCGTGAGCCGCTCTCCACGCTGATGCCGTTGGAGAACGCGGGGGCAAACGTAAGCAGGTTCTCCGCTGTGATACTGGCGTTTGTCTGGTCCTGGTCCGAGATCATCATTGCCTGGGGCAAGATGATGCCGTTGCTGTTTTGAAACCCACGAATACCACCAGCAAACCCGCCTCCCGCTCCGCTGTTCGAGGCCATCCATGTTGCAGCACCAGCAATGTTCTCACTGGTAACAGGCGTGTAAGTGCCGTTGAGTTGAAGAATAATCTGCTCAAGCGAGCGCACCAGTTGGTTGAACTGCGACGCATCATAGTCAGGCGATGCGTTGGGCAGTCGAACGTTGGTAATTTTGCTCATCGCAATCCGTCCGGCTGGATGTCAACGCGCAACGTTCCATAACGCCAATTGGTGTCTACCTCGTTGCTCTCAATGCGCAAACTGATCTGTCTTCCGCGCGCGCGAGTGTCCACTTTCTCCGTGTTTGGAGTAATGATGTATGGGTCCAAAGAGCTTGGACTTGCACTGGCCTGCGGATACGGGCGCAACAACAAATGAACAGTTAGGTTGCCTTCTTGGTTCTTAAAGTCGGGGATGAACCGCTTCATAAACAACATCTGGTCTCCGTCCCCAATGTCAAAGTAACCAGACTTGACCAAAGCCGTGATGGCCGCTCCGTTGCCGTTCTTGCCGTCCTCTTGGTTGTATATCAAAGAACGACCGGCGGTCAGGCCGTTGATGGTGGTGATCGTAGCCTCGGTGCTATTTGGAAGGTATTCGGCCGCAGTTGGGTTACTGAACGTTCCTATGTCTGTCCATGCAGTGCGTGCCATGGTGCCAATAGACCAGACATTCTCTAAGTAGTTGTACGTCACAAATCGATCAATGTAGTCAGATGTGTATGAGCAATACCACCAAGTGACCTCGTTAAATTGAGTGTTGACTCCAATATTTACCTTGACGTTTTGAACAACATTGAGGTCCTGGAAGACGTAATCCTGCACAGTACAGGCAAGCTTTTTAACAGTTCCGTCGAACATGAAGAAGGCGTCTTTGCCCATCCAAAACGACACGCCGTTGACGTCAGCAGAGGCATGCGGACCGATCAGGCCACAGTTAGAGCCAAGTTGCTGAAAGCCAAAGGTGTAGGGCGGACCGATGTACTGCATGCCATGCAAAGCGGTATCTGTCCAAATGAGAATCTGTCCCCTGGATCGATCGGCAGATACGATGCGGTTGCCGTCCGTGAGCCGTTGTCCACCGGCCGTGTTTGTTGCACTCTCAACAAAAACGTTGATATCTTCCTGGTTGGAGAAACGAACAAACATAGGGTCTTGTGTTACTGGAGTACCAATCGTGGACTCCGTTCCAAAGCACACCAGGTGTCTGTCCGGGGTAGACACAAGCGCATATGTATTCTTTGTGGGAGCGCCGGATATAGCCGTTGCACGGGTCGCGACTCCAGCACTTGTGTCAAATAAATAAATAGCGCCGTTTGCAATCTGACATACAACATCTTCGCCAAAATTATCAAACTGCCAGACCCGCGAGTCAAGAGCTATGGAGGAAGAGGCGGCCCTTGGGGTTCCCCACGTGCTCGCGCCCCACGTTCCTACGCCCCAACCGTAGTCCACCGTACTGACAGCGGTCCCTACGTTAATTTGATAGGCAGCATCCGCAGTGCCTGCGGCGTTAACTGTAGACGTGGCAGCAGCAGGGGAAACAATGGTGTATTCGTTAGCGTTTGGGACCAGTTGCACCTCAAACTCACCTGTCAGACTGGCGTTGGAGATGCCCCCTGGATTGCCTGTCACACTGGAGAGCGTTACAAAATCACCCACGATACATCCATGGGCAGTGTCGTTTACCGTGACCGTAGTGGAGGTATTGACTGTGTCAAAGGTAACTCCAACCGCTGTTCTACGTATGGGTGTGACGTCCCCTATCAAAGAACCATTCAATGCATATAGTTTTCTGTTCGTCCCAATGATCATATAAGGAGAACCGTCCAAACTGTTCCAGGCATATATCTCACTGACCAGGCCAACAAGGTATTGAGCGACCTGATTAAAGAGGGTCCAGCCGCCTATCTTTTCAGGTAGGCCATAGCGAAAGCGCACGTAGTCCGAGTCAATCCAGCCGCCTTCAGCGCCGTACTCAGTGTTTTGTTTGTCTACACCAGGTTTGAGAACAATTCGTGCGAGTGCCATGGCTTATCTAAATCCTGCGGTTTTCTTTGCAATTTTTTTGGGCTGGGCCACAAACTGCTTTCCGGCCGCCTTGCCCTTGCGCTTGGCCTTGGTTGTAGCAGCATATTCAGCAGGAGACAAAGATTTGATAGCTGCCTCAGGGAGATACCGCTCACCTGTTTTTGACGAAGGCTTCCCCGACTTAGTGCGCCACTTCTGGTCGCCCCAGTTTTTAAGGGAAGTCTGTGGAGCTTTCAATCTCTGTACCCGCCGCCAGCGGCCTTATATTTCTTGGCCACAAGCTGGGCTTTTCTGGCGGACCACTCTCCAGCGCCTGTGCCTTGTGTCGCGGCGGCTTTGACCTGAGACACAATCTTCTTACGCAGAGTTGGCTTTGTATAGTTGCCCGCAGCGTTCACAGTAGATTTTTTGGGTTTTGCTTTCATATCAGGCCATTAATCCAGGGACATACTGTGTTTTACCAGCGACTTTCATGGCGGTCAACTCTTGTTTCTTAAGATTGGCCGGGTCAAACGACACGTGCACCCAGCCGCTATCGGGTATACCCGGAGTGTAGAACTCCAGGATCAACTGGGTGTAGTCCAGATTATCCATGATCCATTGAGCAAGTTCCGCGTTGGGGACACCAGGTATCTCAATATCGGCTGCTCGGCCAAAACAATGGTCTGAGGTACTTGAGCCTTTCACCGCTGCATTGGACTCAGGACTGCGATAGCCTGAGTTCACCTTGACTCCCTTACCAAAATGGTCGCGAACGGGCTGAAGAACTTTCTCCGCCAAGAGCCTTAAGGACGCAATCTCGGCTTCGCTGGGAGTGTTGTCAAAGCCCATGCGCAGGGCTGTCTCGGACTTGGTCAGTTCGTGCAAAGAGAAGTTGGCGGTCAGTTGCATCATTTACTCCTTAAGGTTTGGTAGATGGCGTTGTATGCGTCGATGCAGGCGTTGAGTTGCCTTGTGTTGGCATCTCCTTGGTCGGTGATGGCGACAAGAGATTGAGCAGCCTTTGCGTCAAGTTCGGCTCCTGCTTGAACGCTATCTCCGGCGGGAGCGGGGGTATCTCCGGCGGTTTGTACGGGGCAGACGGGGGCTTGGATAGGAATCCGCAGCTTGAGAGCGCCAGAGGCAATAGCAGCATCACGCTCTTTTGCAATAAGTTTTGCATCTTGATTGGCCTTTTGAAGTTTGGTTGCTTGGGTGGTGACGGCTGACAGCAGCGCCTGTTCTTTCTGCCTGGCTTCTGCGTTTAAAGCAGCAATTTCCAACTGCTGACGAGTTACCTCATCTTTTGAGCCTTTCCAGTATCCGCCGCCAAAACTGCCAACAATGGCAAGCACAACAGCGAGCAGGATGTACGGATTAAAGATACTCATGCCTCTGCCTTACCACGCACATACGCTTGTGCTGCCATGAAAGCCACCACAATCGTACCCATTGCTGCGCAATAGGTGGTGGTCAAGCCGCTCAATGCGTTGACCTTCTCTAAGGTTACCCAAGTAGATGCAAGAAATGCAATCAATACAGGTGGTGCGCCCAAAGCTGCCCATGCCATGACCCTTTGCTGGTCAGCCATCTTGTCAAGGTTTTCAATCTGAATCATGCGCTCAGACCGAGACAGTTCAACGTCAGTCACCACGCCATCGTGGTCGGTGTCAAACTGGTTGTAGCTGGAATCTTTCTCAAGTTGCTTAGTCATGTTTTTTCCTTCGATCAAAAAGCGGGTTGTCCTTGAATTCCTCTGGAGCTTTCCGATTCTTCCTATCAACTTCACGTCTTAGCTTTTCCACCTTCTCAAGCTGCTGTTTGACATCATGCTTTGCCTCCAACACATCGAGGTACATGAACGCCAACAACGGCAACATGAGTGCCACCAACAATACCGCCAAAACCCAGCCCAGCATCCCCATCACGAGCTCCTCAGTTGTTTCAACCACAGGAGCCACGTCCACAGGTACAGGATAAGAATAAGGGTTAGGACTGCCACCCCTGCTCGCAGGCTTTGGTTTCTTTCCCTTTGGTAACGTTGCCATCTCAGTCTTTTTTCCCGTTGCTCCTGTGCAAGTCTGGCAGCTTCTTGTTCAGCGGCTATGACATCCCGCATCTCAAACACCTTGCTGTACAGCGCACCCATTTCGGGAGGACTTTGATACACCATCGTTTCTCTGATTGTCACCTCCAGCGCCGCCATCTGATCCTGCGCCATGACCCGCTTCA